ATAAAAAGATTAGTTGAAAAAGGTTTATTAAAACTTAGTTAAATGGAACAGAAAGAACAAGCATGGCTCAAAAAAAGAGCGGGTAAAATAACATCTTCAGCATTGGCAAAATTATTTACGGGCGGATCGAGACCAGCAACGCCAGAAGAGATTCAGATTTATAAGCTAATAAAATCGACGCGAAAAACTACCAATCTTGAATTTGGGGAAGGCGCAATTAAATACCTATACCAACTTCAGAGAGAAAAGAGATTAGGCAAACCAACTTGGCAAAGAGATAACTATAACTTCAATTTTGGTCATCTTGCTGAACCATATGCAATTATGTGGCTAAAAGCTAATCGACCAGACTTGATCGTTAAACACTGCTCCAGTGATGATTTTCCAGAGATTGTATTCTGCAAATCAGAGGCAGGTGCCTGGGATAGTCCTGACTTCTACTGCGGCATGAGTATTGTAGGCGAAATAAAAGCTCCGGTAGATCAGGCAAAGTTTGAACAGATGCGAGACACGGATGCAGTAGAGGCTATGGAAGAATACAAATGGCAATTCGCAAATCACTTAAACTGTAATCCTAACTGCAAGACACTCATGTACTTATGTTATGATTTTCAGGTGGACGATGATGAATTTGACATATTAGATCCCCTCGATCCATCCAGAGGAATCATATTCACCTATGACCGCTCCGAGTTTCAGGATTTGATTGAACAGATAGAGGCTAAAGTGAAATATGTTATGGCATTCTTGGCAGATGTAGATGCAGGTAAATGTAGAGTTCGTGACATTAATAATTGGAAGCCGAGTAGCCCAATTGACGGATTCATTCTGCCGGAAATTAAAATGGGTAGCGATATGGTACAACAAATAATGGATAGAAATTAAATTATAAGCCATGAGAAAGATGCTATTTAAGGGAATGGATATTGAAACAGAAAAGTGGATTATTTCGTCTATAATTGAAATCATAAGGAATAAAATTTATCTTGAATACTCAGAAGTTGATCCAGAATCGGTTGGACAGTTCACCGGACTAACTGATAAAAACGGAGTGAAGATATTCGAGGGGGATATTTGCACCCATAGATTTAAGCGTCCTTGGAGTACGGAAATGCATAAATCCGAAGTTGTTTGGAATCAGGCGTATTGCTGTTATTATCTTAGCGATGGCATTTCGAATCACAGGATGCGCGACGATATAGAATATGAAGTAATCGGAAATATTCACGCTAACCCAGAACTTCTCAAATGAAAGAGCGCGAATCAGGCTGGTATTGGCTACTCCCATTTCACACTACTTTCTGGGAGGTGGTCTACTTCGACGCCAATTGGCAGGAGTGGCACTATAGGGGTAACTGGGGTTGGATAGATAAGGACTTTGAAGAGATTGGAAACGTAAAACTAATTAGGGATGCGCGCCAAGAGAATCACTAAGAAGTACCCCTCTAGCTGGAAGCTGACAAGATCCGACCTCCTCGGAATACATCCATCTCACCAGAGAATAGCAGATGCGATGGTGGCGTACATGAACGGTACGAATCGGCACGATATACGTAATTTGGAGAGGGTAGTAATGAATACCTACGAAGAAGAGCGCGTGATGGCGAGGTTTGATTGTAAGGCGGTTCGGTTTAAGTGGGTTACGATAGCCAAGCAACATGTATCTCCGTTTAAAGAAAGATATGCATTTGCAGTCTATTCCGGCAATAAGTTGTTGTCGGCAGTATTCGAGAGTGAGAATTTGGCCGGAAGTGTGGTACAAAGAAAAGATTATGAAGCAATTTAAAAAATAGAGGTTATGAAATACATGGGAAGTAAGAATAGGATCGCCAAAGAAATTCTGCCAATAATGCTGAAAAATAGAGGCGACAGAACTTGGGTTGAGCCGTTTGTTGGTGGTGCTAATATTATCGACAAAGTACAAGGCAAAAGGATTGGCGCAGACCTGAACCCATACTTAATTGATGCTCTTATTGCGATTAGAGATTGTGTATCTGATTTGCCTAAAAACAATACCGAATTTACTGAAGCTGATTATATGAAATTGCGTAAAAGTGATGATTATAAATACAAAGGATATGCTGGATTCGGTTTCAGTTATAGCGGAAAGTGGCTCGGAGGTTGGCGTAGGGATGGTTTAGGTAAAAGAGATTACGTGAGAGAATCCTACCAGAACGCACTAAATCAGTCAGAAAGTTTGTGTGGTGTTAAATTCGTAAATGAGGCGTATCAGGATTTAGTAATTCCAGCTAATTCTGTAATCTACTGTGATCCGCCGTATGCCGGAACTACATCGTATAAGGATGGTTTTTCACACGGAGCTTTCTGGCAATGGGTACGCGAGAAGGCGAATGAGGGGCATCAAGTTTTCGTAAGTGAATATAATGCACCAGAAGATTTTGTATGTTTGTGGGAAAAAGAAATCGTAAGTAGCCTTACTAAAAATACTGGATCTAAAACGGGTGTCGAGAAACTTTTCTGCCACATTTCGCAGTTATGAGCCGCTTCCCACCCAAAGTCACCCAAATAGATAACTTCCGGCGCATAGAGAATCACTCCCATTGGGTTATGTTAGCTCAATTGGATAACGCCTATCTGACAGAAAGGAAAACGCTCGCCTCGCACCTGATCCACTATGCGTGGGATCTCGTGTCAAGGATGGTAAAACCCGTTACGTTAGATAGATTCTTCGAACTTTTGGAAGAGCAATCAGCCATATTTCTCGAAACCAATAGAATAGACAGCAAATACATCCTAAAGAAAGTCCTGCTAACTAAGCGAAAGACTTACAATCTGCCGTTGTATAAGATCGAGATTGGCAGTTCGATTGAAACGCTTGCAGCTATTTTCTTTCACGCCGACCTTACTTACAACAGAGAGAAAAGATGACCAACACCCCCCAACTCAGACCTTATCAGCAAGCATTACTATCTCGTGCCCAGAAAGCATTTGCCAGACATAAACACGTATTATTAGTAAGCCCACAAGCTTCTGGTAAGACATACATGTTTAGTAGTATGGCTTTGGGTAGTTTAGGTAAGGGTTATAAGGTAATGATCGTTTCGAACCGAGCTAAGCTACTCCGACAAGCTGGAGGTGCGCTAACTAAGTTTGGAATAACTGCCGAGTACATATCCGCCAAGCATAGAACCGTACCGGAAGGAAATTGTATAATCGCAACAGCCCAAACACTCCAGAGGAGATTTGATCTGCCAGAATATCAAGAATTATTCAAATCAGTTGACTTTTGGATATTCGACGAAGCGCATGTAAATGATTTTAATTTTCTGTTAGAATCAAAATTACTTGACTCTAAGTGGGTCTTGGGCGTTACGGCAACGGCTGCTAGAACCGGAAAGATGCGACAAATGGGTTTGGATTATGAAGTTATGGTCGAAGGATTATCGGTACAGGATGGCGTTGATCTTGGGTTTTTGGTTCCGGCAAAACATTATACATTAGATGCGCCCGACCTATCATCGGTAAGTATCGACCCAATCCGAGGCGATTACAACACTAAAGACTTATACAAGGTATTCAGTACGGCGAAAGTTTACGGAGGCTTGATTTCGGAATTTAATAAACTATGTAATAATGAAAAATCTATATGCTTCTGCTCCAATCAGGTGCATGCAATTAAGACCTGTGTTGAACTAAATAATGCTGGCATATCGGCTAAATTTGTGGTGTCTGGGTTAAAGAAAGACGATGAGGATTATAATTTACTCGAAGATAATAAGCACTTAACAGGCAAAAAAGAAGATGTAGAGGATGAATTTGCGAGAGGATTATTTACCGTATTGGTCAATGTTGCCGTGTATGTTGCCGGATTTGATGAGCCCTCGATCAGAAACGTCATATTCCTAAGAGCTACATTATCATCAGTTTTGTGGGATCAAGCCGCCGGAAGGGGAAGTAGGCTTTATGAGAATAAGCCATATTTTAGGATACTGGACTTCGGCGGGAACGTAGCGAGGCATGGGTTATATGAAAGGAAGAAAGTTAATAGTTTGTGGCACAGTTTCAGTGAGGGAAGCGGTGTCGTGATGAGCAAAGAGTGCCCGACATTAGAAACCGATTGCGAAGGAAAGCATGGCTGTGGCAGGCTTATCCATATATCATATCCTAAATGCTGCTTCTGTGGATACATTTTCAAAACCAAGGAAGAGGAACGTACGATTGAACTTACTGAAATAATTGGGGGCGAGTTTAAATTTAAAAGCATGTCAGCAACCCAACTAAAAGCCTTTGCAGAATTAAATGGCAGAAGTATGAGATGGGTGTGGCGTTTATTATGGATTGGAAACGACGAGAAGGATTTCAGGAAAGGGATGCGAGAACTTTCATACGATAATAAGTTCATTTACCGACAGATGATGATTTATAAATCCGAGGATACTAAAAAGGCAAAAGATTTATTAATAAAAGAGCAAAATAAATTGGCAAAATAGTTGTGCGTGTGAATAAATATATTATCTTTACATGTACAAATTAAAAACAGCAGCAAATGAAATTACTAAAGATCGAAATTAAAGGGATTGCGAAACACGCAGATACCACAATCGTAATCGACAAACCATTGACGATAATATTTGGTGATGTTGAGCAAGGGAAAACAACAGTACTAAATGTGGTTCGCTGGGGATTGGGCTGCATTGTGCCGGATAAGGTTGTCAAAGAAGGATGCACTGAAGGCGATATATTCCTAACCTTCGATAATGCCACCAGTCATCGCTCGTTCTATGTCAATAAGGAAGGCTCGGAAGTAGCCCGTCCATTAGAGTATATCGAAGGTGGTCGCAAAATAAATGAACCCATCAAGTATCTGAAAACCAAAATCAATCCGTTCTTGCTCGACAATGAGTACTTTATGAAGATGACCGCAACGGAACAGATGCGCTTCTTTGTAGCCCTATTCGGTATAGACACATCCGCCGAAAACAAAACCTTGACTACTTATGAGGAATTAAACAAATCCCTCCGATCTGAAATAAAAGGAATTGGCGAGATTATCCCAGTTGTAGTAGCCAAGCCTGACTTGGATGCATTGAAGGCAGAGAAAGAAGTTGTGGATAAAGCCAATCGGGAGACGAAGGAAAAGTTCGAAAAGGATCAGCGAGAAGTAGCCGAAAGAACCCAGATACGAATGGGTGCGTCTTCTACGGTTGAAGATTATAAGGCAAAAACGGTTCGGTTAGAGGCGGAAATAACTGCCATAAGAGCGCAGATAGCAGAGATAGAATTAGAGATGCATAACAAAAAGCAATTCTTGCTGGCTTATCCAGAACTCCCCGCAGTCGAGCCGCCCGTCTACGCCCCGACCGCCGAAATTGACGAGAAAATATCCAACGCAAAAGTTGATGAGCTTAAGTACAATAAATGGAAAGAGGATGTATTGCGCCTGAAAGCCAAAACCGACAAGGAACAGGAATTGAAAGATGGCGAAGCTCTGGTTAAAGAAACCCGCGCCGCCAAAATCGCAAAACTCGAATCTTTCTCTGACAAAACCGGAATAGAGGAGCTGAAATTTGTTGAGGGCGGATATACCTACCAAGGAACGGCTTTCGATATGCTCTCTACATCGGCTCGTATGGATTTGAGTGATAAATTATCGGCTCTATTCCCATCTGATTTCGACATTGATTTAATCGACAGGGCGGAAAGTCTTGGGCGAAAGAATCTGATCAACCTTGGAGAGATCGCCGCAAAAGGAAAGAGGACGATTATTGCCACAGTTGTGTCGGATGAGTTGTCTATTGATGATGCGAATATTGGAGTATTTAAAGTAGAGGACGGCAATGTCATCTCCTGAAGCAGTTCTCCAAAGTAAGATAGTCATAAAGTTCTCCCAATATTATCAGGGAGAACACGGCTACCTTATCGGCTATATGGCAAATGCTGATAATGTAGTTAGGGGTATGATAAATAACTCCCTTGGCTTAGCGAAGAACGCTTCTGATCTGTTCTGGATTAAGAATGGAGAGTTGACCGGAATAGAGCTGAAGGTAGCCGGATCGCGCCATAATAGAATCCACATAATTGGTCAAGCAGATTGGCTCTTGAAAATACCGAAAGCCGGATATTTTTGTGACTCCGAAGAAATGTTTTTTTCTATAATAAACGGGTCGAGAGGTATTGATCCTGAAAGGGTTCGTGAAAATTGTATGAAACTTAAAACAGTTAGTGTATCATGGGACGAAGTAAGAAAATGGACTTGAGAAATCCGGCCACAGTAGAACTTATCATAAACAAGATGCTCTCGAAGCATAATGTCGATATGAAATACGTTATGGCTCATCCGATTATTGACGGTTTGGATTGGTTTCAGCGTTTCACGTTCACACGATTGGAAGCGGATTTGTTTAAAGAATGGTTTGTTGCGTTCATTCGAAATAAGTGTTCAAATTCAATG